GAGGTCCGCTCCGTAGAGGTCCGCTCCGGTGAGGTCCGCTCTGGTGAGGTTCGCTCTGGTGAGGTTCGCTCTGGTGAGGTCCGCTCCGGTGAGGTTCGCTCCGGTGAAGTTCGCTCTGGTGAGGTTCGCTCCGGTGAGGTCCGCTCTGGTGAGGTCCGCTCCGTAGAGGTCCGCTCTGGTGAGGTTCGCTCCGTAGAGGTCCGCTCTGGTGAGGTTCGCTCTGGTGAGGTCCGCTCCGTAGAGGTCCGCTCCGGTGAGGTCCGCTCTGGTGAGGTTCGCTCTGGTGAGGTTCGCTCTGGTGAGGTCCGCTCTGGTGAGGTTCGCTCCGGTGAGGTTCGCTCTGGTGAGGTTCGCTCCGGTGAGGTCCGCTCTGGTGAGGTTCGCTCTGGTGAGGTCCGCTCCGTAGAGGTCCGCTCCGGTTAGGTCCGCTCCGTAGAGGTCCGCTCTATTCCCGCCTTTATCTCCCCTTAACCATTTTTTGTGCAAATCAAGTATTTTTTCTAACTTTTTTTTATCCATTTTTACCCCTTATCCAACATTAAGTATTCGTCAACCGGGTCTGGCGGTAGGTTCATGAAGGTCTGAAACGATTCGTCATCAAGTTCCACCACCTCAATTTTACCCCCGTAGTTAAGGTATTGTTCAACGGCTTCATCAATATAGGCTTGGTTCGGCTTGAATTTCTTTTTCATTGTGCGGCCTCCAAGGTTAATTTATTAGCCTCTGACTCCATGCGTTGCATTTTGTCATACGCCCGGTTACTGGTTTCGAGCGCTGCGACAATGCCGGTAAAATTACTGATAACCAGCTCACAGTCTACTGACAACATTAATATGCAGCCCGGTAGATCAGGGTGAGTTACTGAGTAATCGCCACACGCCATTTTTGTTATTTCAGCTTTTTTAATCCATCCACCAGCTGTGCGGCCTAAATACGTTTTTTGTGTTTTCATTGCTTAGCCTCGTATTCAGCGATCAATTCGGACTCGCATAGGTTAAATGGATTGGAGCATGCAAAAAGGTAGCGGCCGTGAAAATCTGAGTATTCGTAAAGGCTGCTGGTTGGGTTATCGTAACGGTATTTATCGATTATATTTTGTGTTTCAGGTGTTGTTATTTGGTATTGATAAACCCATTTATTATAAGGGTCTATCCTACGCCTACACAACCCTAAATTAAACAAACTTTCAAACACATCTCTCGCTATATTTACTTTAAGAGGGTTAATCCAATGTAAGGGTTTTTCTTTCATCGCCACAATTGCCGCGTCTTCAATTGTTTTTATCCTCCATAAGTTTTTTACGTTTTCACTTTTTGTTATAAACCTACAATTTAACGGCTCATAGTTTCCACTACTCAAAATTCTATCTATTTCTAAATTTTCCTGGTACCCATTTTTTATTGCCCATTCCTTAAAGACAACAAAAGAATTTTTCCACTCATCACAAACGTAAACACCCTTACCACCATAATTTTTGTAACACGAAGAGTTTTTGTTTGTGCATCTCTGTTTCATTGCGTTCCATGTTCTATATAATCTAGTTCTCGACCATCCATGTTTATAATTATACTTTTTTCCGCCTTTCTTTGTCCCAGTAAGGACTTTTACACTTTGGACAGGTTTTGGGTTTTTCTGGCTTTCTTGGATACCATTCATGTTTACACCGCTTGCAGGTTAATGTTTTCATTTCTCCCCCTTGTATGGTTTTAACCTATTCCTATTAGTATATAGTGTCAAGCATTATTTTAAAAAAACTTTTAAATTGTGTCCCTCAATATCCCCAACCTTGCAATCACTTGGTCAAGCGACTCCACAAGCCAATATTCACCATGGGCTGCAATAACGTCAGACTCGAAAGTTTTCTGGTCCTCGCTCTGCTTTCCTCCGGGTTTCTTAACCTCAATACCCACATAAACGCCTCTGAAGCAGCAAACAAGGTCTGCCTTGCCCTTTCGCTCCATCGGATTTGATTTGACGTGTCTACCCCCCTTGGATAGTCCTGTTGTGCCTGTTTTGTAACATAGGCAACCTGAGATTCCGTTCAGGAATTCATAAATCTGTTTTTCAATTTGTTGCTCTGTTAGACCAATCATCGGTTACGCATCCGTTTAATAAAGTGTTCCGGGCGCTCGCCTCTCTGCTGGATGTATTTGTATGCTGTACTCTTGGCGCATCCTGCCCGGTCTGCAATCTGTTGCAATGTTAAGCGTTCATCTCCGACCTGTGACATATACGACCCACGCCATCCACTCCAACGCTCCCTATCGGATTTTTTCATATAGGGTGTATACTCATATGTTGGTAATTTAGTCATTTTCCTCTAGTAAATTATGTGCTGCTGAACATGCTTTCCACACGATACGCCTTTCAGCTTTTGCGCGAGCGTTCGAATCAGGATAAAATTGATCGTGCCACTCATCAAACGTCTGCTGTGGCCTGTGGCGGAGTTCGTTGTTTGCTTCTCCTGCTTTAAATCCAACAAGGAATCCTTTGTATCGTGTGCCACTTCCAAAACAATCAGGGTTATTGTTCCACCATTCGTGCGCGCTCACTGGCTTGTCTTGGGCCTCTTCATAATAATCATTTTCAGCAACTGGACTATATTTGCAGTCATTGCAGGGAGCTTCGGTAGTTAATTTTTCTCGGTGTTTACACTTATGACATTTCACTGTTCTCTCCTTGAGTTAATATTCACAGCTTTGTATTTCACATTTTAGTTGATATTTTGCTGGATGATAACACCAGCCACAGTCCCAATGTGGGCAACTCATTTTAAATCTTTGATTTCTTCCTCTGAAACTTCAAAATGAACGTAATACTCTCGCGGACGAGCGTAATCAGGATCTTCTGTGGCGTACACCTTCCTGCCCGACATACCTAAAGCTTGAACTAATTGCTCGCGTAAAGTGTGACTCTGAATTTGTATTTTAATCTCTTTCATTTTAGTTTCCTACATTAAGTTTACATTAAAACCGGCTATGTAAAGTTAAGCTGGTTATCTTTGATTATTTCCTCCTTTTCAGTTTCCCCGTATGTCGCAACCCTGCCAACGTGCCAACAGTGGATACACGTCCAGCGCCAACCGTTCCAATCGTCAATAAACATTTCTGATTTGCATTTTGGACAAGTCATTTTTCCCCTTTTTAATTAAACCGGCACGCGGCTTGGTTTAGTCACCTCACGATCCGCAACCCGGGTCCTCTTCAATTCTCCAACGTTCTTTTTCACTTTCAAATTGAGACTTGATTCGTATCCGCGGTTCGATTACTATCTTTTCGCCTTTTTGGCGCTCTATATCACGGAGCAATTTTTCGAATACTATTTTGACTTTCCGAAAACGTTCGTCCGCCTGTGCTTGATTCATTTTAAATACGCCTGGAATGTCCGATAGTTTGCCCGTCTATATGCCGCACCACCATTACTTTAGCACAAAAAAGCCGTTCACAAATGTTACGGAAAATGTTAGAATCTATTGTCCCGTTTGCTATGTAGATAAACTTTTGTGTTCGTGGGCTGAATGATTCAGTTATCATGTTTTATCTCTAAACGTAACCGGCCTGACTTCCGGCCAAATTAGCGTTTGGCTTCTCATATCGTTATCATGGATTAAGTTGTGGCAACATTGGCAAACTGAAATTAAATCTTCTTGGCGCTCGTTGTAAATTCTGGCGTATGTTAGATGGTGCGCTTGTGACGCCATTACACCACACATCTGGCAAGTATACCCGTCTCTTTTAAGTGTCAACCTACTTTTTTCTTTCCATTCGGCTGATTCCAAATATTTATAGTATTTTTGTTTTTCTAAATCGAATTTCTGTTTATTCTTTTCTGTTCTTTCCGCGCCGTACTTTTTCCAATATCTTGTGGCAATAGTGCTATCATACGCCTCGGCATTTTTCTTTTCTGAATCTGTTAATAACTTATGACCTATGTTTTCGGATACCTGTCTGCCGCACACATTGCACTGGGCCGCGTATTGTATTGTTCCGTTTGCGGTGACTCTTTTCTTTAAAGTGTAATCAGTTGTTAGTGACTCACAATTACACCGTTTTATTTTTATTTCTTTCATGGTTGTGTTGTATATCTGCCGGAAGCCCCTTGATAGTAAAGAACAGTTTCCCCTGGTCTCCCGGTTTTTCTGCTTTTGATTTTGTTAACATATATTTTTACCGCATTTTCTGGCATTTCTTTATCGTTTGGAATATGGATAGTTATAGCATTATAGCATTTATTATTCCAATGGGCTGATCCTGATATATCATAAGGTAGCGGTGGGGCATATGTGTTATCATGTTTTTTTTGTAGCTTGGTAGGATGCGCTACAATCCAAGCATGAATATTATGTTTTTTTACCATGTATGTCACTTTACTTAAAGCGGATGAAATATAATCTGTTTCTGATACGTTTGATGGTCTATTGTGTTCTATCATGTTCCATGGGTCATAAATTACCCCGTTTATCCCTTCAGATAAAACTAACGATTCAGTTACTTCTATCAGGGATTCCATTGTGTGTATGTCTTCGTCAATAGCAATAAAATTCAACCTATCATCAAGATTAATAGCTAACTCAGCCGCTTGTTCTTTTGTAATACTACCATTGTACCCTTTGCCGTATGGTTTCCCGTAGAATTTTTTTATAAACTTTTCTAAATGCTCTTCTATAGGATTATTTTCGGGGCTGAATATGCCAAACTTCCACTTGTGATTTATCATCATGTTTGTGGCCAACGCATCCAGCCATTCACTTTTCCCATGATTCGGGATACCGGTTACTACAGTCCACTGACCTGGGCGCACCCTGTAAAGTTTATCTACATTATCCCACCCGGTAGATAGTCCATGAGCATCAGGGCTATCATACAAATCAAGTAATTTATTTACCAATGCGGATGGTTTTACGATTCCCTTTACTGGCATCCTTTCAGCGTCTTCAATGCACCTTTTGACAATTTCCGGGCCGTGACGGTAAAGCACCTCGTTAGCGTCTTTGCACCCTTCCGGCCATTTTACAAGTTTACACCTCGCTGGGTTCAGCCTCCGAATTAACTCGGTTGTTAGTTCTTTTCCGTCTTTGTCGTTATCACCTGCTATGATATGGTTTGTTATTTTTTCTAACTTCTCTTTGCAATTCTCAAGTGACCCTGCGCTTTTTGCCCCGTTCGGGACTGACACACAATTTTCGAACCCAGCAACTTCAACCGCTAATTTGTCAAACTCCCCCTCTACCCATATAAGTGTGTCGCCTTTAATATCATCATAGCCGTAAACAATCGGCTCTGCTCCGGTTTCTGCTGTGTGGTCTTTTGGTTCCGGCAACCTGTATTTTGTCCCGGTGTGTATCCCGTCTTTGTGGTACGGCAAAGATATACATGGAGCCTCTTTTTTTGCTTTTGCAAACCATTTAACAGAATGGCCTAACTTATTCCGGGAGATAACTTTATCGGTTATTTTCCGCTTATAAAGATACAGTAATAGTTCTTCTGGAATATCATGTTTTATTTTTTCCTCAGGTTTTTTATATACCGGTTTTTTTCTGTGAACCTTTTCTGTAGGTTTTTCTGGCATCAACATAAACCTTTTTCCACAATGCCCACAATATGCGGTTCCCCTTTTATAATTTACAGAAAGACATTTTTGTTTTTTGTTAGCGTCTGACCTGCCAGATGAACATAGAGGACATAGGCATACTGTCTTACCATCTGACGCATTTGGAATGTCTAAATCGTTCCATGATGTTATTATGTTCCATTCTTCATTGCGCTTGTCTTTGAATGTTTTAAACACTGATCGCCCCCGGTATAGCTGTTAATGTTGCGCTCTTTTTTGATTGTATTCCGTTAGCTGTTTCCTTATTCATCTTCAAAACAAGTTGGTCATACTGTTTTCTGAGTTTTGCAGTAGATAAGATATTGTCCTGCCAGAATTCATCGGCCTGACACCACATAACTACCTTTTTAACCTCGCCGATATCTCTCCTATCAATCCTTAAAATATAATCAGATTGCTTTGACCATGTTTGTAGGTTGGGTATTTTGAAATCCGGTTTCCGTTTCCTAATATTGTTTAAAAGAAAAACTGCCAACCGAAACTCGTTAGAGTCTTCGGAATAGTTCTTTTCTTCATTTTCAACATTATTAACATTATTATCTGTTGTTAGCACTTTGTTAGCACCTTGTTGGCACTTTGTTAGCTGTTCGTTAGTTACCTTGTTAGCATCCTTTTTTAAATCCTGGTAAACGTCGTATTTTAGCACCCTTACAATAGTCGCTTGCTTTGTTACTTCGCTTGTTGATTTTTCGATCATTCCGTGAGAAGAGAGAATCTTGATTGCCGTCCTGATATTTTGGGTGGTCAATCCAGTATCCTTTGATGCGCTTCCTACGCTCATGACGAAACATCCCCTTTCGAGTTTGAGAGGTAGACCATTAAAGTCAATCAAGACTTCTTTATGGTTTGCCCTTAGCCTGCAATATGTCCAGAAATGCCATATAAGAGGTCTCGAAAAAAGAGGATGTTCTATCCCTTTCCTGTAATCCCTTACATAGCCTCTGTGCATGGCTCAACCGTTTTAATGTGCTGGTTAAGTTTATAGACGGTTGTCGCCTGTGGCTTTACACTTCCAGCCTCGATTTTTATCAATGTAGATTTTGCAACACCGGTTTTTTCTGAAAGTTTATCCAGGGTGTACCCGTTTTTTTGCCTAAACTCAGCAATCCCGGATTGGGCTGTTTCTATTGTTATTCTCATATGATACCATTTGATTCTATTAAATAATTTTAACATCTTTTAACTACTTTACAACACAAAAAAAACGGTTGTCAACCCCTAAAAATAAACTTTTTGAAAATCCTTCACCGCCCTATCCAGCTCCGGGCTGTACCTCTCCTGGTAGTTGATCATTTCCAAAAACTTAGAATACCCATGCAATGAATACTTGCTGTAAAACTCGATATAAAACCGGTACGGAGATATTCTTGCGTCACCCCACTGGTTTTTCATTTTCTCGATTTTCCCGGCGTTGCTGAAATCGTGGTTGTGTATCATTTTATCCCCTGCAATATATGCGCGATAACGTCAACAGTCCAGCCATTGCCTATCATCTTGTACCGCTGGGGGTTGCTGACGCCTTCAGTGTAATTGTCTGGTAGTGTTTGGAGTCGTTCGCATTCGATTGGTGTATATCGCCGGCATTCCATATTTTTAAATAAAATCAAATCCATTTGTGAATGATTACCGCCAGAATGAGCGCCGCCAGTTAAACAGCATGATTTATATTGATTGTATTTTTCTTTGAGATTTTTATCTGTTTTAATAAACGGGCTGTCCCATTCTTGTTTTGAATAAAATGGGCTTTTTAATCCACCGACACGCAAACATTTTGATTTTGCTCTGATTCCTAAATTGCAAGATTCTTGAATTGGCTCAAGTATATCTTTTAATTGTATATTTTTATTATCTGGAAGTTGGGGCCCTGGTAAATTTGTCCAATATATTCTTTTTCTATCTTGTGCGCTGACTAACGAAGAGTTGATTTCGAATGGTTCGACTTCTAATAGTTCGCTTATTGCGTCTTGGATACCCTTGTCCATGCGTGTATTTTCCATCAAAAAATGGTCAGGCTTGAATTTCCATAAACACTCAACAAACTTAAAAAACAACGCTGACCGTGGATCACCAAAATTGAGTTTTTTTCCTGCAAAACTGTATCCCTGGCATGGACTGCCACCAATTATTATGTCTATCTTTGGTAAATCCCATGACTCGTAATTCTCAATTGATCCCAACTCGATAATCTCTGGATGATTCTTTTTCGCAATCTGAATAGCGTACTTGTCAATTTCAGATGCGTAGTAATTCGTTACCGGAATTCCGGCTCGTTTCAGTGCGACAAGACCACAGGCCATGCCGTCGAATAGGCTTAGTACGTTCATTTCCTCTGTCTCCTTGATATCCCGGACAAGCCATCTTTTTTAAGCTGCTCGACCTGTTCAGGCGTTGCATAGTAGATAATTAGTTCCGATTCGGGGAATATCTCTTTAACCGATTTTAATAACTCTATTTCCGATTGGCTAAACATCGTCATCCAAATCAAAAATGTTTTCATAATATCTACTAGGTTCTTCATGGGCAAGCTTGGTTATCCGACCTCCATCCCGCAAAAATTCTTTCGTAGCCTCTGCAATATACTCACTTGTTGGATTAAATTTATGCTTAGACTTACGGCCTGTGGCGATGTCAGATGGCTGGATCATTCGGTGTTGTGATTTTCTGTATATTAATACCATTGTTTTTCCCTTGTTTAAGCGTGTTTAAATCCATTTTCTTTCTTATTTGATACCTGAGTACCTGTTTTGCGAGAAAATCAATCCTCGGTGTGCTGTACATCGTTATGGGATAGTTTTATAACTTTCTGCCATTGTTTTTTATGATACTCCAAATCTTTCTGACTTGCATCTTTCGGCAGAGGTTGAGATAATTCCATGTCGCAATCCAAACAGAGCCAGCTAGTTTGGTCATCTGGCAGCTTTCCACCCATTATACCGCCGCCATGTTCAAACTTGATTAACCGGCTTTCTGCGTGTCTCCATGCCTCTGTTCCGGTGGTTCTATTGCACCTCCGGCAATGCTTTTCAGCGGGTGGCTTGATTCTTGGCCGCTTGGGTTTCTTGTGTGGCCCGGGTTTTTCAATCATGTCTGGTTCCTTGAATTAATACGTTCCTTCTCATAATCCTTCAACTGATGGGCGATAGAAATAAAAATCTTTTCCAGCGCCCGGCAAAACCCGTTTAAATCTTCATAGCGCCATACCCCAAATGTTTCATCTTTGATCTGCTGTTCAATATTCGTGTTGGCGATATGGTCAGACAACCCCTGAGTGTTACCAGCACCCCTTGCCTTAATTGATTCCCTTGAATGGGATACTTTCCTAATCCAGTAGTGAGCGTTTTGTAGGGCTTGGTATTGTGCCTTTTTACGGATTAGATACGAAAAATACCCGGCAAGTTTCTTCTCGATATATTTCAATCGTTCCGGCAGAAGGTCATTATCTTTCTGGTACTCGTTTATCAGGGATTGACACCTTGAAATAACGCCCTCTGTATCTTCTGAGTGTGTGAATTCAATCATTAGTAATTAATGGAAATATGGGAAATGTCGCCCTTGGCAATCGCTCTGAGTATATCTTTTCCAAGGGATTCAGTAACCCCTTCAATTTTTACGAAATCAGCAAGAGCTTCTCGGTTGATTTTGCCTTGATGATTCAGGTTAGCTGCTTTCCTATCTGCCTTTTCCTTTGCGACACGTTCCGCTTCCAGCCGGTCAGCTTCTTTTCTATCGGCTTCCTGTTGGGCCTTGCGTTCGGCCTCTTGAATAGCCGCTTTCCGTTCAAGTTCTGCCCTTGCTGCTGCATTTTTACGTTCAATTTCAGCCTTGAGAGCATCATCTTTGCGTTTCTGTTCCGCTTCTTTTAGTTTGCGCTCAGACTCTTCTTTTTCAGCTTTAGCCTTTGCCACCTTCTCTTCCGCTTCCCGTTTAGCGGTTTCAGCAGCTTCTTTCTTCAGCCGTTCTTCACGCTCGATCCTCTCTTTTTCCATGCGGTCGGCCTCTTCTTTCTGCCGACGCTCCTCCTCTTGCTTGGCAAATTCAGCTTCTTTCCTGGCAACTTCACGCTCTCGGTTGATCAAATCATCATCTGCAATAGCCTGATCCCAATCAGCCAAATATTCAGCGAGTAGCCGGGCCTCTTCCTCCTTTTGTTTTTCGGCCTCTTCCCATTCCGTCAGCGGTTGACGGACTTCAGCTTTCAGATAATCCAGGCTGTCCCGGATGTGTTTCCTGGATGCGTCAACAGCCTTAGCCTTGGTTTTCCAATCGGCAACCAAATCCTTACCCAATTTATCAAGGCCGGTTTTTGCCTTTGATACTTGGTGCGCTATAGATGCAATTTTCTTGCGGCTGGTATCGGTGGAAAGGTCGGGGACAAACGCTTTCACTTTTTCGGAAATACCCTCAAGTAAAGGGTCCACTTTTTCACCGGTAAACAATTCAATAGCGTTTATATTTTCAATAACGATTAATTCTGTTTCAGGTGCAGCTGCTTCTCTTCTCATATTTTCTCCTGTTTGGTTGATAAAATTTTGTTCATCTTGTTTTCAATTTCTTGGATCATCACAATCCCGGATTCAAAACCGGCTTCCAGTTTTTCAAACTTCGCGTGGTCAGGTTCAACCCTGATAATAATTAATGGCTCATCGAAATTTTGATTGTAAAATACAAGGTCGTTCCATTTTTTTTCGCATACAAGAAGCTGCATATTGGCTTGCCAGATGTATTTTGTATCTGGTTTTGCTCCCATGAGCAGGTCAAAGTAACCCTTATCAGCTAAGCATTTTATTTCTGCCATACCATCATCTCCCACAAATAAATCAGGTGACGCACCAACATAATCATTATAGATTACGAAGCCGATTTTGCTAACTTCCATACCTGTCTCCATCTGATATACAAACCCTGCGGAGTCTTCCAATTCGGTCCCTCTCTCGGTATGATGGTTGCTGAAATGTTCCGGGTCTGCATTGCTATAATACTCTTGCATTAATTTGTTTATGTAAGTCTCAAGCCCCTTACCGTTCGCGCCAATAGCCTGAGCATGGCTGGCAGTCATCCGTTTTTCTTTCAGCTTCCACCACTCAGGAGATAGCTGCTCGACATTAACAATTTCCATCACACCCCCTTAACCGCTGCGGCATCTTCTAACTTTTCCTTGACAATTCCCGCTTTCCTGGATACAAGCAGGGCAATTAAAGTTTTCATTTGTGGGTGATCCTTGCTGTGATCCCTGTAATATTTTTCAATGGCTTCAACCGTTTTCAGGGACGCAATTTCATTAACCAGATCATCATTTACACCAGCTCCGTCATCATCCTGGTCATGTGCAGCAAGCCCGGTCAACGCGAGCAAGGTATACCGTTGCAGATAAGTGATCGTTGATCCTATGGCCTGGATGCTATTCTTTCCACCCGACGTGTCAGGAGGTGAAAAAAGGGAAGTTTCTTCGAAGTGTCCTAACTCATGTGTCAGTCGGCAAGTGACCTTAATACCTGCATCCTGCTCTTGCTTCCAGCTTGCACTCAAACCATGCTCAGCCAAAGAAGAACCGATAGCCGTTGTTATCACTCCCAAGTCGGCGTGATTATATGAAGCTTCGCCACTGCTGGTTTTGTAGCTCACTTTCTTCGACTTCAAAATCTCAGGCGGATTTTTCTTGAAATCAGCCATCGCTACATGAAACGCTTTCCTAGCCTCATTTGCATCGTGCCGTTCCTGTAACTCAAGCATCTTTTCCAGATCCTCCATTTTGCCGCCATACTTCAAAAACTCGCTGGCGTGAGTCATGGGGCTGGAATCTTCTTTTACTACGATTTCGTTTTCACTCATTCGAATTCTCCAAAATTTGTTCACATAAATCTATCAATGCCTCAGTTTTGCTCTGACCGGCACCTGAAAATTCTCCAAGATCAATATGGTACACGCCGGTTGCGTTCAGCTTGGTTATATTGATTGTAATTGTCCAGGTTTCTACCAGATCTGACTTTCTGTAGACGCTTTGAATGTAATCAAACATCTCATCATGCTCCGTGTCATCCTCCCAATAGTCGGGATGTTCAGCGTTATCGTGTGCGCGTTGCGCTGCGTCAAAACTTGGTCCGTGTTCGCTCATAGGTTTAATCCTCCAAAAAGGTTAAAAAATCATTTCTACTACAGGATGGACTATATTTATTTTATTGTCAACACTTTTTTTATTGACATAATAAAAACCTTTACCGATAATAGAGACACACACTAACAAAAGGGGCCAAATGGGAAAAAGAAAATATGATACGACAAAACCAGCAACTCAAACACTGGTTGAAGTTAGCAAGCAAGTCTGGTATCAATTCAAACTGATTTCAAGCTGTATTGGAAAAAGTAAAAAAGACGCTTTTGAAGAGGCTCTGCAGGATTTTAACGAGAAACACAAGGGGATTTTATGAAAAATACAAACCGCAAACTACACAAAAGTGAGTACAAAACATGGGCTAATATGAGGCAAAGGTGCAATAATAAAAAAAATAGTGGTTACAAATACTATGGAGGGAGGGGGATATCTATCTGTGAAAGGTGGGATAGCTTCGATACTTTCTTACTTGATATGGGAAAAAGGCCGCCAGGGTTGTCAATCGACAGAATAAACAATGACGGGAATTACTGCCCTAAAAATTGTAGGTGGGCAACCATAAAAGAACAAGCAAACAACAAGAGGCGGCGAAAAAAGAAAGTAAGGTTTTCGCCTTGTGGCAAATTAACAACCATACAACTAAGGGTCGACAAGCAGCTTTGGGTGGAATTATTCAAAATGGACCAGTTTAAAAACAAGCACCGCGGCGAAGTGGTTGAGGTAATCATGCAGAGCGCAATTGATAAAGAAATGTCGAAACACACACAATGAAAACAGGCAAAAAATGAAAAAACTAATTTTTCTTGCTGCAGCTCTGGCCGTGGCTGGTATCGTGGTCGTGAAGAGGCGAAACAAAACTTATTTTATCCCGCCAAATTGATATGAAAAGTTTAAAAATATTCCTTCGTGTTTTATTTAGCGGGTCATGGTCAGCCGGTTTTGAAAACTATCAAGGAAAACCGAAATTCGGGTTTTTCAGTGAATATTATGATGGTATGCACTATGTTTTTCATGCTGGCAATTTTTGGATTGAGCTTGACGAATTTGAAACTTAGTTATCCGACTTCAAGCCCACAATAAACCCGCTGATATAGGAAAGCAAAACGCCAACCGTGTCAACGAATATTGGCTCAATTACATTATTCCATAGCGGGATTTTTTTGGAACAAAAAGCGGTTACAATCTTACCGTGTTCAGCCCCTTTGATAGCTGACTGCTTTGACCATTTTCCCGTTGGAATCTTAGCGAGTACCCACCCCAAAACAGCCGCCGCGATTGTTCCGCCTGCTGCCATAAGCCCGTATTGAATAAGCCAAGCTGTTATGATTTCCATTATTTAATCTCCAATGTTTGAATGTTATTTAATTCGATTAAGCCTCTGAGCATATCCATTGCGGGCCTGCTCTCTGAGACTCCCCATGTTGACTGATTAAGCCTGAGACCCGGTGCAATACAACCCTCCACGTCATGTGGATAATTGCCTGGGTGAATCAAAATATGGGTCCGGTGAAAACTCGGGATAAGACCGACCCCGAGAGGAAAACTCGTCAGTGAATAGCAGTCCGGGAACCTGCTGGAACTATACGGTTCGAGTTTATACGTCCCGGCAGGTACACAGCTAATATTTTTCCCGTTATTAAGCCACGGGCGCTCGACTGTGTAGCATACAAACTCACCGGAAAAATACATCTTGCCTATTGTGCAGTTATCCAGATAAGAACGTTCTAGTTTCAGCATCAGTTAAACCCTTTTAAAATCAACCCAGTGAAATAAAAGAACCGGTCCGCGTTGTTACCGTCACCTATCCAGGTCAAACCCTCGTTATCGCTTGCCAGTGTGTAAGCTGTGTAAAGCCGGTCACCACCGCATGATTTAGACAGCACGAAATCAGCGTCTTTTCTAAATACAATATAAACCTCATCGCCTGTTTTTAACCCGTGGTTATCACCCAACATGCCGTTATATGACAGGCCAGGAACCGCAAGTAGATTTTCCCTCAGCCTCGTTAAGTCCAGAATTTTAATTCCCGGTGCTGGATATCCACCCACATGAGTCGCTACCGTCCAGATTGATACGTCAATATCTTTGGCAACGTTTAAGGCTATATACCGCGTTGATTCGATTCCCGCCTGGAAAGTGTACGGGACCGCAAAAGTATTAAAATCTGACTGGTCGAAACTGCAGCTTGTTGTATCGTCCAGATTGTAGGTTGTTTGGACAGCGGGGGTTCTTTCCAATAAGTCAGCGTAATAATCAGGCGCGTGAATTCTCCATAGTTTCGGAACGTCAATATCCACTCCCACGCTTGCATAGCTGGCCTCTAGATTGCTTTTTACGGTCATCAGAGGCAATTCATCATACACTGCCCTAATTTCATCTTTTAAGGCCGTGTCGCCATTCATAATCGCGGTTGCTATCTCAATCATGAAATCACCGGCCTCAACATCGGTCCGACCGTAGAGAATAGCTGCACTTGCAAGGGAAAGTTCTCGGTGTTGCTCGCCGTCTTTTTCAAGGTTCATTGATCCGAACCTCTCGGAAATTTTCGGCATTGACATAAACTCAGTTGTCAGCCTCTCAGATTCTGCCAGGCAGGCTTCGACCGTTCCAAAACCGTCAGCAAATAAGTCCTTGGCCACATGATAAGAAACTTTCGTTAGTGGATTCGTGTTTGAAATTGGGTCTGATACTTTTCTGATTCCGTATAGTTCCTGCCATCCTGACCCACCGTTTACTTCATCGTCACAATAGCCTTTAAAGTACGTAAAAACGTATTCAGAATCGCCTTGAACGTCCATACTATAGGACCCATCGTCACCGGTAAACTCGATAAATTGCGCACCTGATTGGCTCATTGTTCCGTTGATCAATGGCCATGATTGTACTCTGGCATCCTTCAGGCACCGGCCTTTTTGTAGCTTACCGGCAATTGTGTGGACAATTGGAGCATCTTCAGTTGTGTCTGAATCACTGCTTTCTTTGATAACTTCTGTACATCCGATTAAAAACAATGCCAGCAACATCAAAACATACTTTTTCATTTTTTCCTCTTTGGTTTGGGTTTATAAATTATATTTATTATATAAAATGTAAACCGGAATGTCAAAAAGGTTTTTTTGGAATGTCGCCGAGCTCTTTAGACTTTAGCAATAACCTGAGTTCAGCCCGATACTTTTTCCAGGCATCGATATCATCCGGGTAGGGTGGATCATGAGAAACCGCTTTTTCTGATTCGTTCAGGAGCCGGATACAATCGGATTTTTGTTTTTCATGCGCCTGCTTGATATCGTCGGCAATTTTCTGGTCAAGCTCTTCGGCTGTGAATTGTGGTTCTATTTCGTTGCCCTCAGCAACCCAATCCATCATTTCTTGATAATATCCCGGCTTGTTTTTTTGAGACCATGACGGGCTTTTATTTCCGGCGTCGTCTATTTTATAATAGTAGCCGGGTGATTCTGCGTGTTTGAATTTCATTTTTTATTTGTGAAATGTTGGTTTTTTATTAAGCGGAACATCAAACGAGAAAAAATAGGCGGTGGTTGTTAATGGTCCGTGGCTACATACGAATGTAGCTGTGCTAGAAACCGCGTTGCCTCTATACGGGCCGACACCGGAGTTACCCTCTGCTATAATTACTGGATCGTAATTTGCAGCAGTCCCCGCTTTATTTACTATTCCGGATATAGTCAACGTTGCCGAGTTTCTGGACGCTGACGCGACCGCGTAACTTATACATCCGTTTATTCTCCACGAACCAGCCCCGGTCCAGTCGTTGACTTGCCTCACAAAAGCCTCAACGCCCCTATTCGACGCTATAGCTGGGCTTGATGAAATAGCTAGATTATTTTCATCATACGATTTTTTTTCCTGAATCTGAGTATAAAACGAGTCATCAAAATGGCTTGAACTGTTATTATAAGCAGCTCCTAGTCTAGCTTTAAACGATCCCAATCCTGTTGGCGATAGTAACCTGATAAGATACGTTTCTGTATCCGTAAAAATATCGTCGTTGACTTCCAGGTTTGCCCCGTCAACCGTAGGCGTTGTTTTGACTGTGGTTTGCGTTAAATCCTTTGTGTTGTAAGCGATATCCCCGGCTTTGACACCATCCGTAAAAAAGGTATTGCCTGAGTCTTCAAGGAATCCTGCCGTTGTCCCGTCTGCCGTTCCCGTTAAATCCGGGACTAAAACCTTGTTTAAATCGCTATCAATCCATAACCAATAGTTTGTAGACGCTTTTTCGCTGCCTGCGTGCAGGTCTGTTGGCATTGTAAAAGTTAAATCAACATCAGTAACCTGTTTTACTTCGTTGTCAGAGTTCAGAATATTGATTACATCAGCATCCAGATCAACCGTTGTATTTGACTGTACGTCTATCAATAAATTTTTTGTAGAGAAATCTGCATCTTTGGGGACTGAATTCTTACCCCTGACAATATCCCAATCAGCATCTATTCCGGTTGCTCCGTCTTTATTTGCAATGATAAAATCCCTTTCATTTAGGACGTATCCACCTGATAAAGTAGCAAGAGTGAAGCCTGTGGTCACAACATACCAATCGCCTTGATTACCTGACGCCGGGTAATTACTGGCATTGGTCGAGCTGCTGAAATCACCACCCCATACCAGATCACCCGTCCGGCCCTGAAGGTTATCTTCTGTCCAGATTGTAACGTCATTTTCGTCCTTGCACACCAGCTTGTAAAGCCCGCTGATATACATTGCCGGGAACCTTCCTTCTCCGTTTGCGACCACCGGGTTTGAAAGCGGAGTCGTTTCGGCCTTGTCGGAATAAACCGTTTTTAGCGTCGTTGTTCCGGTTTCGTAGACATAGAGTAACGCCCCGCCGAAAGGTTTTATGTTCTGACCGTATGCGCTCTGGATCGGTAGATAGATGATTGACATTTATACCTTTGTATTTAGCATTTCTAAGGCCCGGCGCTGTTCTGCCGGCGATTGTTTTTTACTGAGCTGGTGCTGAGTTCTGATAAGGTTCACAAGGCTTTTAATATACTTCTCTTCGCCACCTTTACCCTTGGCTATTTTGATCAAAAGATTTCTGATAGGTTTTGATTCGTAAGCTCTGGCCACCGCTGCTATCGAACCTGACGCTACTGGTACTATAGCACCTCCCGCATATGTGCCGGCTCCAAGCATAGACCCCAATATAAACTGGTAATTTTGCACACCTGTTGGAGGTTGTACGCCTGCCACCTCTGCACGTTTTGTCATGTCCAAAACTTTTTTCAACCCGTCAAGTACCCGTTTATCATCATTTTTAAAAAATACCCCGGTTGATTTTTCCAGGTTCTTCAGCGCCGTTCTAAATTTTGCTGTTGACAGTTCGTCCATCCCACCCGCTTTTTCTAGAGCCTTTTGATATATAGCCACTTTTGCCCTTGATTTCCCGACAGGGGTAAGACTCTTGTACAACATTTTTATTTCACTTGGTTTATTGCTAAAAAGTAGATTCTGGACAAGTTCTGGAGTCATATCCCCTTTTTTAAGCGCTGTTTTAAGCGCTGTTATTTTCATACTTTTGATTCCACCCTCAAGCCGTTTATTTGCTAATTTCCACTTATTGAAGTCTCTAGGCTCACCGTTTGCCTTGATAAACTCTCCCATGTCTTCGTTGACAGCCTTATATAAACTCCGGTTCACTTTTTCGGCCTGACTTTTCACGGTTGCAAGGTCAGATGATTTCAATTTTTCACCTAGAATTTTACGGAGGTCTTCAACTTGTGAAAGTGATTTGCCGTCAAATGAAGTTTTGGCCTCTTCCAGTGCCTCGATCAGTGGCTCAACATCTTTTGATCCAAGCTCTTTAAGTTTTGACACTTCGGCGTCTATTGCTGTTGCTGTTTTGGCCATTGGGACACTTTCCCCGGACAAATTCTCAATAACGTCACCCTTCAATTTTGTGTATTTCTGGATATCGGCACCCTTCTTTTTTATTAAATCCTTCATCACATCATCAGAAGCGGCCGCCAAATCGTCAGCACCATAACTTGCCAGAACGTCTTTGACTGCCTGTTCTCTTGTCTCCTGTTGCGCTGCCCTGGTTGTTCCAGTGCCGATTATAGGGATTCTTTCTGTTGCCAGCTGCCTTGATTTTTGGCTGAAAGTCTTGGGAGGGAACACATCTGAAGTTATTGGCGTTACGCCCATTTTTTCAGCAGTTGCAACATCAGCTTCTATTTGTGTTGGTATGGACTTTTTTAATTTTACACCGAATTTCCCCATGGCTTTTCTAACGGGTTCCGGCGCTGTTTTCCCCTTAAATACGCCCTTTAACGCTGCTGCTCCTTTTCCGGCTGCAATCCCTCCACCTTCAAACAGCATAGCAAGTGGAATTTCTGTTGCATCAAACTTTCCGCCGGTCATTTCCTGAGATGCTTCTATTCCAAATTGTGTAGCACCGGCCCCTAACATTCTACGGCCAGCCCCTCCACGTGACCCCATGGCGTAAAGCATTAAAGTAGCACCACCCCTCAGCAAGTCCTCTTCAGCTCTAAACCCCGGTTTTATTGCGTATTGCTGCCCGTCCATACCGGAAGTAAAGATATAATTGCCTTTTGTATCCTGCTTGACCTCAACATCCGGATTCTGTTTTTTGATTACCCTTGATACTTCATCCGGCCCGGCTGCCATTGTTCCAATTAATGTTTTGGCCCCTTTAATACTAAGATTGTTCATTTCAGGCATACGAACCCATGACGGTAAGGCTTCAGTTTCTGGAACACGCTTCCCCGTGCCGGAGATTGTCTCTCTGATTTTCTCAAAAATAGGCACGTCTTCTGATTCTGCTGATATTACCCGACCGGCCCTAAAATCATCGCCAAGTTTTTTCATACCTTCGTCTGACATTTCACCATTCCAAAACCTTTGCAGGACTTCGTCAGGGACAATAACAGGCTGTGTTTCTTCTTCGTGCGCCTGTGGGATACCTTCTGTTTGTTTTGGCGGCTGTGGCACCGTTGCAGCCTGCTGCATGCCGGCTTGGATATATGGTTTTGCAGCTTCCGCCCACGGGCCTTGGCTTCCTTCAGGCGCCTTAATCACTCCGGCTATCACATCAGCCTCGTAATTAGATCGGCCCTGATCTGACATTTTACCAGATATATAATTCTGATATAATTGATTTTGCCATTCAGCCATTATCTGTACCTTTCAGCTTGTGCTGGTGTCATTTCTCGCGAAGGTGTTTGAACCTGCATAACAGGGATTGCTTGTACTCCAAAACCGAATTGGCTAGCACCGGGGTAGGCACTTGCCTTTTCTATAATACCACCGTATATCTTATCCAGCCGTTTCAGGTTCCGTAGTTGTTGCTCTTTGCTCTGCTTTTTGCCAAGTGACCCCATAACAGATTCAAGCTGCTTCATTTCTCGTTCTGATATTGCGCCCAATGCTCCACCGGTTTTTGACGCCTCCCTCATGGCTTGCAACCTGTCGAAACCTATATTGGCGCCGATTGTGGTCCTGAGTGCTTCAGCGTCAACTGCAGACGTTCCTGGTATTGATTCGGCTAAGCTCCCTGATATTCCTGTGATAGGATCGTAGAATTTTTCCCCCTCTAGCATACTTGTTAATTTTCCAATATCTTCTTTGACAATATTGGCGGTTCTGGCTGTTGTCTTTTTTTGTGCTTTTTCCTTTGTAATTTTTTCTTGTGCGGCTTGCTCTGCCGGGCCACCTTTTATTTTTATATATTCGGGTTTTCCGTCCCTCTCTACAACTGCATACCCTGATTTAGGGTCCACTATTTTATAGGGTTCTGCCCCGCCCGTATTAACATTAATCGTCTGTCCCTTTCCACCGAGTTTTACAAACTGGCCTTTTGGAGATACCTGGTAAGGCGCATCGTCGGTGATTCCTGCCTGCTGTTTTTCCTCGGGTGTCGCGAACCTGTACTGACCCTTGATTTTTGCCGGCGCCTTGACATATCCCTGCTGGATACCCATCTGGTAACGCTGTTCGATCGCGTCATCAGCCTCTTTAACCTTTGCACCCAACATTTCAGCCTCTTCCATGCTCCTGGCCTGCTGGACGCCTGTGGTTCCCTGCTGGTACATATCAAGCAGTCGTTTGGTTGTATCTGACGGGATACCTCTTCCATCTAAATCAGAGATTCTTTCCTGTATACGTTGGATTTTCTTTTCGGTCGGTAACCCCCGAATAGTAGCCGCAAACTGAGATGACTCTTTTGCAAATCTCTCCTTGTCTGCGATATCATCATATTTTTGCTGCCTCTCGGTTGCAGCTGTCTGGCCAAGCGCTGCTCTTTTTTCCGCGGCGTCTGCACGTTCGCTTGCAGCTGATTGTTGCTGGATACCCTTAACAGCCTGATATCCCTGTAAGCCCTGCATTAAGGCTTTGTACATACTCGGTTGTTGTACCGCTTGTGGGTAAAATGTCATGTTAGTCCTGCTCTAAAGGTTTGGGTTTACAGCGCTGTATCGGTCCTGAATTTCCTTACGTTGCTCTCGTGCGTAAGCCTGCGCCTCTTTTGATTCTCTTCGCCGTTTCGCCTCTGCTGCTGCTGCTGCTTCTTTTTCTGCTCTAGCTCCCATCAGCCCGGCACCGGTTTCGCTGATTCCAACATCTTTTCCAACCATCTGACCCCTGGCCTGCATACCTTGACCGGAGAGCGCTTGTAATCGGCCCAATTGTTTGTCAATATCCTGACTCGCGAAGCCTGCAGCCTGTTCCTGTAATGCTGTTCTGACTGTTCCGCCGCCAAGTCCACCGATTGCAGCGGACCCGCGTAGTAACGCTTTTTGCTGCCTGTCCCGTATAAATTTCTGACCCGGACTTTCCTGAATAGCTCCGTATGCGGCCTGTTGTGCCTCCGCACCCTGTAAACCTAGCATGGCTTGTTGTTGCTGTGATGCCTGCGCCCCTGCGTCGCCCCATGTTCCCAACTGCTCGCTGGAATAATCCCGCATTGATTGCGCCTGTTCAGCACCTATTCCCTGTTCCTGCTCCCATTTTTTAATCTCTGCCGCTCTGGTTGCCTTATCCGCTGATAGTCCAGCCCTGTTTGCTGCAGCCTGCGAACTTGCTGCGTCTTGTTGACCCATATATCCCAAGACAGCCGTTCCCGCACCTACCGCTACCGCTCCCCAACTCATAACAACCCCTGTAATTCAGTTTCGATCAATTCGAGCTCTTCGGAATCACTACAGACAACCAACGGCTCCAAATAGTCAACTGTCGCGTCTATATTAACGCTGCCGTCCTCGTTTAAAATCAACTTACTGTCGTCAACACTATGGACCGTACTCCAAACCATGTCTTCTTTGATTTCCAGGACTTTTTTAATATTCTTTCCGCTTACAAACATATACGGCGCTGATACTTCCTGCACTTTCCCGTCGATCATAAGCGTCGCCTTTCCGGTATGGATAATATTAAAATGTTCGGTTTTGTGCGTCTTGCCTATCACAAAGCACCCCTTGTGCATATATATAGACCGCATATAGACACCGGGAGCAAACTCATGGACTAATGGCATTGGCCATTGTTCTTCTTTTTTAAGAGCTTCCTGTAGCTTTAACAGCTGCTTTCTATACTCGGTTATAAACTCACTCTGCGAAATCTGGTTTTGATTTGAGAATGAGTCCATTAGCTCTGAAGCCGTATATTGTTGTGGTTGCGCTTGCATGATTTAGTATTATATTTCCAGTGTCTTGCTCTGCATAACAGTTATGTACATAAGCCCCGGACCCGTCCATTGCATACCCGTTGACAGGCTGATACAGTCCGGCTGTGTCTAAAAATGTTAGCTCTGAAATTGACATTGTAACCGTTGTCCGTGCTGCTGAGGCTACTGTGTAACAAATATTTAGGTCCGTAAGCCATGTCTGATCGTCCCTCTGATACGGTGTAACACTTGCCAGTATTGTGGCCACAATCGCCGGGTTTGACGTTACCGTATAGTAGGCGACCGCCCCAGCTGCAGGCGGAAACGATTTTTTCCAAAGATTTTGGCTTAAATCGATCAGTAAACGATTGAACCTACGGCTCTGCATTCCGTCAACTATGATTATTTCCTTTTGTTTCGGAATTTTAAATTTAGGTTCCACTGGATACAATCGCCTCTAGTTTAATCCATACGGCCTTTACAGGGTCGGTTTGCCTGAACCTGAATACTCTGCCGTCTTCAGCTCTCCCGAGTCTACGCCAAATCGCTCCAATCCGATATTTTCCGATTTTTCCGATTGTCCGCCATAACTCGCTAGACCATGTTCTCGCGCCGTCATTGCTATAATCCATCATGATCTTAGGGTCCGAACCTTGCCCGGTTATTAAGCCATGGCCACCGTCAACGGTTAGTTCAATTTTGGAAAAATACAAGGGGTTTTCGTCTGTAATCGGTCCTGTAATTTTCTCCCGGAGTAAAACGTCTGTATATTCCGAATAAGTGTCCTCTCCCAAATACCCGATCCGCCCATCGTTGTTATCAGTGACCACCAGCATGTTATAAACTTGGTTTATGCTGTTTACTCTCCAACCGGACTCATCAACACCAGTCTGCTGCTCGAACCATGTATGCTGACCCTTAAGAGCAGAATAGGTGACATTGTATATAAAAGTTCTGTCTGTTGTTGTCAGCGACCGGAATGTAAATCCTACAAATGAGTAACCTCTCAGTGAGTACGTAAAACTAAATGCTTCACTGATTTCAGAGGCTGTGAATTCCTGTATTTTTGCGTCAATAGCGTCGGTTGATATTTTTTCGGGTTCTGCTGAGGACCCGCCACGGTAAATGGAAGACTTTTCATTTTTACCGGCTCCAACAAAATAAAAACCGCCTTCCCACTGAACCGGCGTATATTTAGCCGTACATCCTTTTTCGTAACTGGCTCCTTGGATTCTCTGGTATGGAAAATCAGCGCCGCCGATATTCTGGAAATGTTCGGTTGTCTCTTCGCCAAATACAATAACCTCATCGTAATTTGCAAATACAGCCGTTATCAGATCAGGGTTTAATTCCGCTGACCCAAAGTCCAGCGCGTTGTAACTCGTGGGATCATTCAAGGCCGATACGAACCAGTTTGTGCCGTCCGATTCTGAAAAGATGTAATACCCATCTGAATAGGCTACCGTGTCAGCAGTTTGGAAGTTTGCGTCTGTGATTTGTGCGAGTGTCATGGTTGCAGCGGTATAAACATATGCATCGCCACCAGGGACCACAATACACAATACCAGGCCATTATGCGCCATGGAAACACGAGCTGTCCCGGTAATTGTGCCTCTGTTGGTTGCGACTCCGTCCTCATCGATCTCATAAAGCACCTGACCCTGGACAGAGTATAAAATACCACCCATTACAGCTGCACCGCGCCCCTTATCCGTTGCAAGAGTTCCGACACCAGCGCCTAATGCTACCGCACCCGGAGTCCCGAAAAGAGCATCTGTGTTTAGTGCCGTATCACGAGCCGCAACCGCATACATATTAACACAGCGTTGAGCCGAGAAAGGCACCGACGGTGATTGATAAGACGTTGTCCCGAGTGGTATTTGCATTAACTACCGCCCCTATTTGTTTTTAATGATACATCGTGTTTCGATGATTGTGAGTCTTTCGCTGTCTTTATTTCGTTTTGCCCAGAGGCTATCGATATTTTTTTTGATTCGATTGAGAACGAAGAAAAACAAGGCATTGATAACGCCAAAACAACCACCAAGCACGACAATAAGAAACTGAATAGTTGTAGCCGCATCGCCAATCGTAGGTTGTGACATAATGTATTTTTCATAATCAAGTAATTTGGCGCTTATTTAGAATATTCCGTTCTTGAGCCAATCATATCGCGCTCTATGTGAGCATCAATAAAAGTGCCTAAAATATCCCCAACTGTCGAATCATCCCTTACAAGCCTGAATTGTACGGTTGCCGAAATTCCTGCTCCTGTCATGTCTACACTACATAATTCGGTTATTTGGTTCAATGTACCGCTTCCAGGATACGTAAATACACTGTCATCGCTTGAATTTGCCGTAACCGTTGTCCAACTGGTTGTCTTTGATGCGTTATTACTTTGTATCCGGTATTGTACTGTAAACTCTATTTTATTTGCGTTTACCTGTTCCCAGTGGATGTGCAGACGCATGTTCCCATTTTCTTTTGCTGCATGGGGGTATTGATAATTAAAAATAACCCTATCGTTTGCAGTCGCGATGTTTCCGCTTGGCTGGAATTTGATTGCATTTTCAGACCAATTATAATCTACTTTCCCGGAAACTGAAGACAGTTTACGGCCTATCAAGGACCCGACAAGATCATCCCACATTGTAGCGTCACCGTGTCTAACGTCTGTTCCGTCCGGCTCTACCTCAAAATAGTTACCTGTCGCGATACTACCGATTCTGGCAATAGCACCGCTTACCCAATCGCCTATTATCACAATTACCTGTCTTGTGTCGCAATATCAACACTGATAGACTCTGTTCCGCATCCTGACAGAGCCGCTTTAACGAGTATTGTACCTGCTTCAAATGTCGTGATAATTGCAGCAGTATACGTCGTTGCATACGCTGTCCATGTTTCGCCACCGTCTGTACTTCCTGAAATGGTAACGGTCGCACTGTCAAACGTGCCATAGATATGCAATGTTGAGACGCCAACACCAGCGTATTTTATGACCTCGCCGTCACCGTTAGCGGTCGCGTTTTCGAGCAGTTTATGTAGCATTAGAAGTTCCTCTCTGTTTGTTCGGGGAAAAAGTCTCTGTCCGTTGTGTAGTCCTGACGGTTTCCAGCTCCCATTGGTAGCGTTGACGGTTTGTCCACTGAGGTTTGTCTGCTGTTAATTGTCACAATTGCAGCTAAACCCTGTGACGCCTTGACAGCCAATGATTGTGTCACCGGCTTTTCGTACTGACCCGCTAACCGCACCGCAAGATTTGCACGTATCCCGGATGTAAAACCGCGGGGTTCCATCATATCAGCCCCGGTGTCAGTTGTTGGCTCTATGCCGGTTAGAATGTCGAGTGCATCCCACTCTGCCAGCATGTCCAGTAACTCACCCATACCGTCAGACGTTTCAGAAGCGGCCAGCGGAGCCTCTGCAGCTTTGACTCCAATATCCAGATAAGCGCCCTCAATGATCTTTAGGTAAGTAGTCATTTTTTAATCCGTCTTGGCCTGCCGCCCTTCTTTTTCTTCGGGATAAAATTTTCACCTTCATCGACCGGTTCAGCTTCCTTCTCGACTTCCTGGCCTCTCAGCGCCGGAGATTTCAGCCATCCGTCATCCAGGTATTGCTGTTTTTCCTCGATATAGACTTGCTTGTCCTGCTCTGGATCAGTCGCATGATAGACAAAAGCGCGCGCTCTGGTCCTGTCCAGTCCGTATTGTAATTTCATAATTCAACCTTATGTGGGGGCCGTAGCCCCCTTGGTTTATTCGCCCTCATTCACGGCGTTTCTGATCGCTAAAATGTCTGCAATCATGGCCGTGATTTGGGTATTGTGGGTTTTTAATATCTGCCCGATTTCGGTGCTTGTCGGAGCGTCGCCATCAGCCACCGTAACTGCATAACTCGCGGTAGGCTCATTGGCCGTCCATGTGATAGACTCGGCTGATACAGTAGCGGACGCTACCTTTTTAAATTTTTGTCCCCATCCCATGACAACCCCCCTATTCCGTAATTCGTAAACCGAACTGTGGATTTTGAACTTTGACACCGCAAAGCAAGTCGAGCCGGTAAATGGTCTTTGTGGTTGTGATGTCAGTACCCACGGTGTACAACATTGATATTCCATCGTAGGTAACTTGTCTGGAAATAACACCTGATCCTGATTCAGCTTCTGCCAATTTCGCAAAAGCCAAAGTCATGCAGTTTTTGTGCATGAAAATGTTATTGCGGTATTGGGTCCCACCAGTCCCTGTTAATACTGTCAAGGCTGCACCGTCAGCCGGGCCAGCGTCACAAGTTTGGTAGGGTCCTGAAGCAATCATAGGTGGCGACACGGTCAAGGTTGAGTCTCCTGACCCATCTGAGTCTGCGTCTTCCATCACGGTCAACTGAAGTAGATTGCCTGTGGATACTCTGGTTCGTGCGTTGACGGAATACACGCCAGCAATTGTGAGCACGTCACCCGCTTTCAAAATACCGGTTTGGCTCACAGTCCAGCCGTCGGTGATCAGTGATTGCGTTTGAGTGTCCTTTGACAGTGCGTAGGTTGTGACCTGAGCTGCACCCTTAACAAGAGGGGTACCTGTGTTAACTCCGACTGTATGAGTCGGGAGACTCTGACAGCCGTACAGGTCCATCCCCGCAACACGTTTCAGGTAGGCTTTTTCAATGGCAGACTTCGCCATACCCTGGTCTGCCGTTGCCTTTAGCGCGTTGGCAATGTTCAGCTCGGTTTCAGGTGTCAGCATACCGTAAATATCATCAGGTACACCAAGTTCTAACAGCCGTTGCCTTGCCTGTCCAATTTCCAGGAAAGTAGACGGTGTTGTTCCAGGTGTTCCGAGAAAGTTCGGGATGTACTTGTATTTGGACCCGATCAGCGTTTCAACCACCTGGGCAAGTTCCTCACCGGCAGGTTTTAAGATTTCGTTGCTGATATCCTTGATATTGAGCGTACGCTCTTTTTGCGTGAGACTGAAACTGACTTTTTTCCAGGTGTCAAGCTGCACAGGTACTGTCGCCTGCTCAACATCAGTCAGTTGACCCGCCGTAATTTCGGCGTCATCTGTTGCGGTAAAACTCACCGGACGTTTGACATACACGGTATCACCGCGCTTGCCGTTAAATTCTGCCGGTGTAACTTGCCTGTCCACCATTTTGGCAAGTACAAGTTTGTTCCTCATTGCCTTGAGTACGATACCCAAGATAATGGTCGAATTTCTCCAAGCGTTAGCCATAAAGTAAGCCCCTCCTTGGGCTCAATTACGCCTTCCCTGGTTGGCCCTGCGTCAGATATCGTCCATTGTTTCTAGCTTAGCCATCATCTGATCAATGTCCGTTATCTTATCAAGTGGCGTTGATAACGCTCCTCCTGAGCCTGCTGTTTCCACCGGGGGCGGCGCTTTCGTTATTTGTTTCGGACTTGATTGAGATAACATAGCAGAGATTTTTCCAATTTCTGCGGCCTGTTTCAGCGCTGGCATGGTTGCAATGGAATGGGCCTTATCGGTGTTGGCACTTAAAAATGCGGCAACTTCCGGGCCTTTTTCCTCTAGCTGTATAGCCTCGACCATGGTCCACGGCATCGGATTGCTTTCCGTAAAAGACATGATAAGCGTTTCCATCTTCTCTTCATATCCTTCAATCCCTGCCTCATCAACCCTGTGTGCGAAATCTTCAGCCACCCGTTTCTTTGAGGCTTCCTGTTTCCGCTGCTGCTCTTCCTGCCGGACCTGATTGACTTCTAGTTTCGCATAGTGCCGGATCATTGCCCGGTTATGCGCTTCCTCATCGTAGTCAAACTGTTCCAACGTTGGCTCAGCTTCTATGGGCTGTAATTTCTGCTGTAAAAGGTCTCTCTCTCTCTCTGCTGCCTCCGCTCTGCTTTCCAAAGTACTGATTTTAGTGGTCAGCTTGCGAAAGCGTTTATCAATTCCGGTTTGTTTTTTCTCCGGTTCCTCCACCGCCTCCGGGGTTTCCTCGGATTCAACGGCTTCAATCTCCGGTGTTTCTTCAGATGTTTCTACTTCAGGAGGGGCTGATCCCTCGGTAACCATGGTCTCCAGATCAGCGTCTGACTCCATGATTGCAGCTAATTCTTTGTCACTCATGTTCGCACGCTCCTAAAAGCGGATTAATCCGGGTAAGTGCCTCCCGTTGGCTTAATCTATTGTTAAATAGATTATATTATTTGGTCAAGCGTTTTTTATTATTCCTCAAATCCTGCTGGTATATCTACTCCTGGTTGCGGACCAATCGGTCCAGTTGGGTCCTGTACCGGCATGTCAATTTGTGGCGGTATCTCAGTACCTGGTTGAATCTGACCTTGTGGCTGCTTTGCGTTCATAGGCAGAGAGCCGGCCACCTCTTGGTTTTCCATTACATCGACCTGAGATTCCTGTACCAATGCTGATTGACCGTCGGCCATATCAACGTCATTTTCATCGAGAGGAACACCTGCACCGACTTTCTTGATTAACGCATCCGTCATCGTGGCGAAAGCGTCCATGGCTGATTTGTTCGTGTCCATTATCAGTTTCTGAGTCTCAGCGTCCCGTTTCTGGATATCCGCCATCATCGCTTCAACTTTCATGTTTGATTCATCGGTCTGAGCTGCCAGATTCTTAATCAGTTCCTCTTGCATTGGATCAGGTGGAGCTGGCTGGCCAATACCCATTTCTTCTTTCTCCTTATCAGTCGGATCAACCACGCCTTGATTTATCATCTCCTTTCTGAGCCGCTTGTGGAGTTCGTCGCCTTCGTTGAGCTCCATGTTCTTGACTACAATATCCATTCCAAGCCTCTGGATAACATCGGAGCCATTGGCCAGTTCTTTCAGCTGCTCAACCGTTTCGGCTTTTTTGGTCATAAATGAAGCGCCTGACTTAGCTCTTGCAATGTACTTGCCGGCAGACAGGTTGTTGATAATGACTTTTTCCCCTGTGTCTGTGTCGATTACAACCTTGTTTATTTCAGCATCTTCAGTTGTGCCGTCTTGAAACTCGATCTTCTCCACTCGCTCGGTATCCATTACCCTGGGAATTAGATCAATCAGGATTGTGTATGTGTATTGGATTGAGCGCCGGAGATTCCGCTGAAAGATAAAAGAACCCCTATCGCCTTTTTCTGTCTCACGGTTAATAGCCACCCCGCTTTTAAGCTCGGGTCCGTTGCCCATAGCAGGCGGATAGATACCAGTGGTAGCATAAATGTCCTGACTCGCTGTTTGTTGCTGCTGGATTAACGCCTGTTGGACAGATGGTGCGCCTGACCTGGAAGGTGGCCCAGGATGACCCGGGTCAGAGTTATAAAGCTGAAACGGGATGTTCCTGGTATTGAATTCTTTTCTATCGGCTTCATGGCCTGACCGCATCGCCGGTGTTTCCCAAAATGGATCTTTTGGAACCATGGCTGCAGCTTCAACATTGCTTGACACCGCGTAATTGTAAACTTCTTGTGGGTCTCTGGCCTTTCGGACCAGTCCCCAAACAAACCGCTTGCCGTCAACTATCGCCTGTTTGCCAAACTGAGGTACCAGCGGGATATATTTACCAGCCCATGGTTGAGGCTCTGTCAGAAATTCAGCACCGTTCATGATCCGCATTTCGATTTTGTGGGATTTGGCTTCTTTTTCCTCAACTACTACTATTCCCCTGAGCGCTAATTCGTCCAGCGCTGCTTGCTCTTCATCCAGGTTTAATGTGCTACCGTCTGACATTTTGCCATATCGGACTGTGCAGGGGACTTTACGCCAATATTCTGCAATCCTTATCTTATCTCCGTCAAACCATGTGGATGATTGATAAATTGTGTCGGAAAAATCTGTGATCGTTGCTTGCGGGTATTTTTCCCTGAATGTCTCCATGACCATATAGGTCACCAGGAACGCGTCCGGGGCGTCTGACTTGTCATAGTTCTCAGACTCTGGCCCAAAATACAGACTTGTATCCGCACTATCGATTTTCTTCAGGTAGGGAGTTTGATTCTCTTCGAATGGATTGTCTCCGTCTTTGCGGGTCAGGATTCTCCAACCACCGTAACCACCGGTCACGGTTTCATCAAAACTATGATCGTAGATATCGTTAGCATTGGACTCATTTTCAATGCGACGGATAACCCCTTCGAATATCTCTGCTGTCTCTTCGTCACCTCCAACACCAGGTGATACTGATGGGCCTATAACTTCTTGCAGCTGGTTGCCGACTATCTGATCTTTTGCCGGGCTGATTCTGTCAATTTGAAAGCGGGGTCTATCCTTGCGTTTCTCTTCATCTTCATCGCCCCACATTCCGCCCTCTGCAGCTAGAAACAGGCGGTCTTTGACGGATAGCTCCCGGTTCTCACGCTCCGCCTTCTCGCATATCTCCCACCGTTTCAGCGCTTTTGCAAAGTCTTCATTTATAATATCGTCCATTGCCTTCCTTGGCTTTGGTTGTTTACGATGCTTTTTTCATCTCTATCGCCACCTTGTCACTAATTTCCTGCGACAAATTGAACGGTAAGTAATTCGGGAATTTTAGCATGTGTTTGACAATTCGGCGTACCTTGTTTATCTTCCAACGCTCAGAATTTGCGTACCTCAAGCATGCGGACTTGCGCTTACTTCTGCCGATTCCCTTTTTCCCGTTCTTACTTCTGTCTTTAGCCATGGTTTACCACTCTGAATCAAATTCGATTGGTTGTGCTTCAGTGTGCCTTGCTCTCCGGTATCCTTCGTTGGCATACCTGAGCGAGTCTATAACATGATTGTCTTTGTCTTTTAACACTGGTAGTACTTTTCCGGTATCTTTGTCAACCTTATAACTGTACATTGTCAATTCGTCGATTGTGTGCTTGCACCGGGGATGTACGATTATATCATAGTTCTTCAGCCATTCGATTCCGTCCTCGATACTTCCTTTCCCTTTAGCAGCTCCGTAGATTTTCGGGAATCCGTGTCTTTGCATGTAGTCAATAGTATCGGGCCGATTGTTGTCAGCAACGATAGGCCATTTTTCTGACTCTGGTATAGTCTGAAAAAGTAACGGTATGTTTTCAATCTCACAGCCTACCTCATATGCTTCATAATCGATAAATAGCTTTCGCCCTTCAATATAACATCTTGTAAGGACTGTAGGGTCGACTGAAAATCCCCAGTCAGCGCCCAATCTAAAGGAAGCATCGGAGGGAGTATTAAACTCTTCAATAGTCCAATTTCTAAAAACTCTTGCCTCTGAATTTCTAAGATATCCGCCCAGCCAGACATGAGCGTACTTCTCCGGGTCTCTTCGTTTATCATATTCCAACTCTTTTTTGAGTACGTCGGGGAACCATTTATTATCTGAATAGTTACATTCTACCACTGTCGCATCTGGAGGAGGGTTCTCACCTCTCAACAATACATCTATCGGGTCTGTCTCGAATCTTGGATTCCAGCTTGCCCATATTTCAGAACATTCCTTTCTGATTGTCGGCCTTAATAAATCAAGTGATCGTTGGCTCATACTTTGGGCTTCTTCAATCCATGCTATGTCATACCCTTCGAGTGATTTGATTGATTCAGCGTTATGATCTCTAAGCCCGTTAAATATTATAAGATTTCCGTGTGGGCCTTTTATTTGGTCCCTCTGTATATCAAAAGCCTTGCCCATCCCGTACTCTTCAATCTTCGTTTCTATCAGTTTTTTGGCTGATTGGGCCAGTGTACGTTGTATTTCCCTGACGCATACTATATTTTTACCCTGGTACGCATCAAGAACCACTTCACCAGCAAAAAATGTTGACTTGCCGCTACCCCTACCGCCGTGTACTCCTTTATACCTGGCCGGATGTAAAAACGGCTTTGCCCACCGTGGGGTTTTAATCTTCAGGTTCATTAGTTAATGATTTCAATATACCAAGATTTTGCTATTTCTGGCTTTTTGGCATTTTACTCGCCTTTTGGATCAACTATAACCCTCGTTATCGTTTGTATTGGCTGGCCGTCTGTGCCTGATACCTCGTGCTTATCCACGAACATTCCTTTAATCTTTGCCAGGGAGTCAAGGGCTGATTTCTTGTCATAGAGTTTAATCGCCACACCTGTTTGCGTTTCCCTGATCTCTTGAATTACTCCTTTCTGAATCTCGGTGAGGTCATCATGCGGTTTTAAATATGCCTTGCTCACCTTTTTGAATTGTGCCGGGATCAGCTCTCCGGTTTCTTCGTCCGTTGTCTCTGGCTCCGACATGATATATTCATCAGTGTAAAGCATTAGGTCATCAGAGTTGGTGAAAGCTAGTTTGGCGTATTCCTTGAGGATTCTTTCCTGAGTAATTTCTAATTCGTCTGTCTTCTTGTCGTCTAGTTCTTTTATTCTTTCGCATATACTAACATTCACTAACAGTCTGCCTGCTTGCTCGTTTGCTGTCTTCTTGCTGTACTTTGCCCGTATTGCTGCCTGTGTTCCGTTGTGGTCGATTACGTATTCGCGGCAGAACCTTTCGTGCTTTTTATTTTTTAAGGCCGCCATTACATCACCTCCTCAAAGAATATCTCAAGTAATTCGTTAAGCTGCTCCGCTGAAAACTCTGTTCCCTCTCCATCGTTGCGCTGAATCCAGTAAATATTTTTATCGAACGGACTTTCGGCGATGATGAAGTCTCTAGTCTTCAGTATTGGCTCTTTCACTTTCGCTGTCCTCGTTTAACCGGCTTCTTTACTGCCTGGCCGGATTTATTCCCGATTGCCTTGCCAAGTCCTCTACCTGTTTTTGGTCCTTTGCCCTTTGGTCCTGTCTTATCTCCTGCTGGCATTTTGTGTCCTTTTTAAAATTCAATCGTTTAGTGCGGTTTCTCCATCGTCTTCTGACTATCATTCTGTCACACGGAAATTAGAGTACTGAGTCCCAATATCCACCCCACCAACTGTGGCAACTGCTTTCTTGCGCCATATCCCGGATACGTCAAAAAGGCCATCTGTGATCGTGTACTCAACGTAGCAATTTGCCAGATAGGATTCGTCCCCAACATCAACATCACTGGTCCCGAGTGTCGGAGTCAATGTCTGTTCATCACCTTTCTCAGGCATGATTGTCATGCTGAAGGCTGTGCCGGCGCTTATGTCCTGCCCGAAATTCACGCGGATTTTACCGCCGTATGAGTCTATATTGAATGAAACCATTTAAACCTCTTTGAGTGCTTTGATTTGGGTATATCGTTCTTCTTTGTGAAATTGCGTACTTAGCACCTCATCTAGAGCAGCGTTCCAGCCTTCTTTTCTTCCTTGTTTCGCTGCTTGGTACTCTGCGCCTGTTTCTGTTAAAAACGTGTTGTGTGATTCCCACTCCTGAAACGCTGATTTTTTTGGGGGTTCGTAAATCCATGTATGATTAAAATCTGCCGTCATTAGTTTAAATTTTACTGACGGGTTACATACTTCGCACACCGCGCCGGCGTTATTATAATAATAGATAGCGGCTTGCGTTGTATCTTTATGGAAAGTCCCGCCGTTCTCCATGCAAAGCTCGACGGCTTCTTGCAGTGTACACTCTTTCATGGTTTCCTTTTGTTTTTTTGATAACACCCAATTCTCCATCCTTAAATGTTCTGCTGTTGTAATGTTTTGGTGGTGGTCGGTTTTCATAATTTTATCCCAAAATAATAAAGATCAGTTTCGGCTGTGATAAACCTTCCCACCATCCTACCGAATTCGGGTATTGAATTAAAATCGTCCTCTGTAATATTCCGGTAATAATCGGTTGTATGCGGTGAGTCTGCCGGGTTTGTTCCGTGTTCCTGTCTGCCTATGGTGGCGCAACTCATCACGAATAGTCCGTCTTTTTCTAATAATAGTATAATTGATTTTATGGACGATGTAAAGTGTTTATCATGCCCGAACATCTCCCCGCTGATACAATCTCATAGTCGCCCTGCCCTCTCTTTGATCTGTTTTCGAATATACGGCTCAAGCGTCAATATTTTTTCCCCGATATGACCAATTTCCATTGACAGCCTCAAATGACAAAATAACTGGTACCCGTATTTTTTCCTTGCGTACCTGGTAAACATTAAGTCCTCACCGATTATAACACGTTTTTCGGGATGCGGGACAACACAAAACCATGGCCATTTCATAGTCCGGAATACATCGTTTTTTACCAACAACACGCCGGTTCCGCAATACTCGACCTCTTCGATATCGTTATCGATATAGTTTAGCGGTTCTCCGGCAAGGTTCCGATAGATAACAGGTTCACTGGTTTGTTTTTTTGCCGCATTGCACCCGATTATATCCCGGTCGGCGTCAATCAAAACCTCTGCTGTGTTGGACGGGAAGGTCATGTCCAGATCAATAAATAGGATATGTGTTAAGTCCTGTTCCAGCGCCATATCAACAATTGTATTCCTGGCCGATTCGATTTTATCTCTTGCATCCAGGATAGCGCAACTCCCATATTTCTGCACGATTGCCGTATGTAGTCTCATCAGGCATAGTGTCGTTGATTTCTTGCAATTTTCCTCACCTGCTGAAGGCAATCCTAGTCCGATTTTAATCATAGTACCTCTGTGTTCATGATTGCTCGATAGGCCGCCCTGATTCCGTTGTCAAACTGTGAACAGTCCTTCTCAAATGCTGTGCCTTCCAACACTGCATCAGCGCTGGCATGGCGGGTGATTTTGTCTTGATCACGCATTGCCATTATGATAAGAGCTTTGGCAACCCGCCTATCTCCTGACGTGCTGAATTTGGATTTATCAAGTAATTCTTTTGCTCTTTCCTCTGCTGTTTTCATATCACCCCTGGTTAAAATACCATTCCCACCATATCATAAAAGCGATGAAAGCGATATACATTGCTAGATTAATGATCAATTTCATCATTCCCCTTTCTGTTCAAATACACGGCATTTTCCCCCTCTACCTTCAAGGATAAAGTATTCACCTTCGGCCCACGCGGGTAACTCCACATCATCAAGGTACCTACATTTTCCGTGGTTTCTGCCGGGACTGCCAGATGTTAATTTTTTCCAGAACTTACAGTTTCCACACTTCTTTTCCATCATTCCCCACTTAAAATAAGTTCTGCAATTTCTTTCTCAATGTTCGGTTCAAATTTAATCTTACATTTCCGCATCAATTCTACTGCCGACATTTCATATTCAAGGCCGGCAGGCGCTTCAACTTCAGCTGATATGATCGCCGCTCCGCCGTATCTTGATAGTAGGTATGCGATCCCGTTTTTTGTCGTTGGCGCTGGTTTGTCCTCGCAATTCCGGCAGTATAGCCCCGCATTGACAAAGTTTTTTACCGGACAATTTGTGCATTTCATCTTTTACCGTTTCGATTATGAATGGTCTGCCTTTCCTGCTGATTCCAATTGCAACAAGTCGCTTACTCATGTATTTATACTACTACCAGTCTTCAGCCTCTTGCCGAGTTATGAAAAAATGAATACCAGCGGAACATTCAACCAATGGATTGGGATCAAAATCAGGCGTTGTAATTGTTTCGCCTATCCTGTATTCAAAATTTGCGTTATAACCAGAAGTGAATACACCGGTTTTACGCTCCTTTCTGCCTTTAAACGCGGCCAGCACTTTGACTTCATTTGTTCGGCATTTCCTGCCAGATAAAGGAGAAACTCTAGCACCGGTAACGAGCAATTTTAAGATTATATCATTTCCATTTTCGTAAACTTTTTTCCAGGCTATAAAATCGCCTTCTTCCGGGCAATTACTGTGGTACGCGTAAATCCTTTTGAAATGCTTACCGTATATATCTATATTCGCTCCGGTGAGGTCCGCTCTGGTGAGGTTCGCTCCGGTGAGGTCCGCTCTGGTGAGGTTCGCTCTAGTAAGGTCCGCTCTGGTGAGGTCCGCTCCGTAGAGGTCCGCTCTGGTGAGGTTCGCTCCGTAGAGGTCCGCTCCGGTTAGGTTCGCTCCGTAGAGGTCCGCTCCGTAGAGGTCCGCTCCGGTGAGGTCCGCTCTGGTGAGGTTCGCTCTGGTGAGGTTCGCTCTGGTGAGGTCCGCTCCGGTG